ATTTATCGCAGAATTGAAAAAGCGTGGCTATGCGATTAAGAAAGCGAAAAATGATGTGCTGGATGGCATCCGGTTTGTAGCATCGTTATTGAATGAAGGTAAGATTGCAATCAGTGAACAGTGCCCTAATACGATTAAAGAATTTGGTTCATACATTTGGGACCAGAAAGCATCGGAGCATGGCGAGGACAAACCGGTAAAACAACACGATCATGCAATGGATGCACTGCGGTACTTCTGTTATACGATTATTCGCAAACCGGGTAGTATTGGTATTTTGAAGTGAGGGATAGATATGATATTTAAAATAGCTGCTCTTTTATTTGCAGTTTCTTTTTTTAAAGAAATGGACAAGGCAAAAGAAAATAAAGATTTATGTGAAATCGTCTACTGGGGCGCATTATTTATACCATCAATACTTATGATTTATTTCTACAGATAATTTAATCATTGGAATTGCGTGGAGATAGATAAAAAGTGGGAGAACAGTAATGGATATTGAAACAATGAAACAACTGATAAAAAAATATGAACCCGGTCACGCCACGTTTGTGACGCGTGCAGCAGTGGCAGAGCGGTATTATCGCAACGAGACAGACATTCTGTTCCGGGACAAACCTAAAGACAAGGAAAAAGAGGAATCCGACAACCCGCTGCGCAATGCAGACAACCGGATTCCCCGGAACTTCCACGGACTGATCGTGAACCAGAAAGCCGCCTATGCCTTTACCGCACCGCCACTGTTTGATGTAGGAAGTACGGCAAGCAATAAGCGTATCACGGAAGCATTGGGTGATGAATACGCTAAGAACTGCATGGAACTGTGCGTAAATGCTGCAAATACTTCCATTGGTTGGGTGCATTACTGGCAGGGCGATAGCGGCTTTGAGTGGGCGGTTGTTCCAAGTGAGCAGATTATCCCGGTGTTTGACCGGAGCCTGAAACGCAGGCTGATCGGAGTCATGCGGGTGTATCCGGATATTGATGATACGACAGGTGACAATTATACCGTGTATGAATACTGGACAGATGCGGAGTGCCAGGCATTCCGGCGGAGAACCGGGGACGAACTGGAACTGCTTACTTACTATGAAATGTTTGCTGATCCTGCTACCAGTGACATGACCGCCGATTATCGCCATGATTTTGGGGAAGTGCCATTTATCCCATTTTACAACAACAATATACATACAGATGATCTGCGAAACATTAAGCCGCTGATAGACGTATATGATAAGGTCTACAGCGGTTTTATTAATGATCTGGACGATATACAGGAACTGATTTTTGTGCTGTCCGGATATGGAGGACAGGATCTAAATGAGTTCCTTTCAGATTTAAAAAAGTATAAGGCAATAAAA